GGCGGCCTGGGCTTGGTAGAACTGCTGCATGTCCTGTTCTACAATGGCTTCGGAAGCGGTTGGCGGCGAGTCATCCGCCACATCAGCGCCGGCAATGTCCGTCCTCGTGCCGGTGTCGCTTCCCCTCTTCTGATACGCGGTCAGCAGCCAGTGTTTTGACTGACCATCCCATTGCAAGCGAACCGAAGCTTCGTGATCCTCAGACTCAAGGTGCACGCGATTTTCGCTGCGCTGTGTCACGCGCATAGACCCGATCAACCCCTGCAAGTCAGACAGCACCTCCGGATGCCACCGCACCAGTTTCGCGAGCCCGTAGCCGTCATGTCGGTTTGTCCCCGCTTTCCCCCATACCAGATCGATGTCGCCTATCTCAGGATGCGATAGCGCTGCTGTGGCATCACCAGACTGCTCTTGCGTCAAGCGGGCAATTGCGCCCTGAGCATCTCCTCGGTATTCGGTGAACACTTGGCCGAACGGCCCGGTGTTCTGCGTCAGCTTGTCGCCGGCATTCACGCCATTGGACGCCGCCATGCCCTGCTGAGCACGGATGATCAGCGGGCGTTCGGCCCACAGTTGATCCGGCGTCATGCCCTCGGCGTCCGCCAGCACCGTGTAGGCGCGCGCCAACCACTCGGCCTGTACGGCGGCAACGTCTGGGGAGTGGCGCCCCGAGGCCACGATCTGCTCCTCGATCACGCCCCGCACGCGGTCGATCTGCTCGATCACGACCGCCTGGTCCGTAGCCTCCTGCTGGATGCGGTCGATCTCGGTGGCGATCAGGCTGTCGGCCTGCTCTGTCGCGGCCGATGCCTCGGTGAGCGTCAGCCCCTCGGGGTCGAGCTTGCTGTGCTGGACGATCAGGTCCTCCAGCGCCGTTCCTGGCACGCCGGCCATTGCCGCGCCCAGCGGCACCGACACCCAGCGCTCGCCGCGTGCGAGCTGCTCGGCAGCGCCCGGCAGCGCGCGCTCCAGTTCTTCAGGCGGCATCTGGCGCACGGACTGCGCGAGGGCTTCGGCGTCGAGGTATAGGGTCTGCTGGCCATCGGCGGCGGCCTGGTCCACGAACTCCGCAAACGTCTCAGGAGCGCGCTGTCTGAGCGCCGATGCGCTGGACAGCTCGAACAGCTCACGCAGCCGCTCGGCCTTCTGCGGGGCCTCCTCGGCGGCTTTCCGGTCCTGCAGCAGCCGCACGGCCCCGCGGCCGAGGCCGGAGGTCAGCGCGACCATCGTCAGCGTGGCGATCACGGTCTGCGCCTGAGCCTCGGGCAGGGTCCGCACCCACTCGCCGAGATCCGCATCGCCGCGCAGGCCTGCGGCCCAGGCGTTGTACTCCTGCCCGAGCGTGGCGAGCAGCTCGCCGGGGAGTTCGGTCATCAACTGCTTGCCGAAGAACCTGGCGAACGAGTCGCCCACCTTCATGCTCTCGACGAACTTGAACGCCGGGGCCATCTCGGTGATGGCCTCGATCATGCCGTCGGTCATGCCGACGATGCCTGAGCGCCAGGCGGGCAGGCCGGAGTCCATCGCATCGGCCGCCGTGGTCGAGCCCGACTGCAGGCCGGCGGCCCACAGCGCGAACGCGGGGTTGCCCGTGGCGATGGTGCCCAGCATGCCGGGCAGCATCTGCACGAACGACGACACGCCGCCGAGGACGCCCTGCTCGAAGAACCCCGCGCCCGACTGGTCGCCGCGCAGCTCTTCCGCCAGCGCCTGCTGACCCTGCCGGATCGTGCCCAGCCACTCGCCCGCATCGCGGAGCGGGTTGGCGTGCGGCTGGTTGCCGGCACCCCAGTCGAGGAACTCGCCACCGGTCTTCAGGGCGAGTTCGGGTAACCCGAGGCCTTGTGCCGTGATGTCGGCAGGCACCGAGAGAATTGTGCGCCCGAGGCGCGTCAGCGGGCCGACGTCATCGATTGCCATGCTGGCAAACGATGGGTCGGCAAAATGGCGGTACAGGATTGGCGAGTCTCGCATCATGCGATTCAGGTCAATCGCCCGCACCATCTCCTTGCGCTTCAATTCCTGCTGGTTGCGCGCGACTACATCAGGAGGAAGCCCCGTGGAGCGCGACAGCCTGTCTCGCTCTGCTGCAGCACCTGGATTGTCTTTGACGGCGGCTTCAATGAGAGTGCTGATATACCTGTGCTGCCTCTCGGCTCGAGCGTTGAGAACATCATCAAACTCGTCATCCGCGTCCACAGGAACGCTGACACGCCTGCTCGTTCTCTCGGCCTTTGCGTCAAGAATGTCATCAAACTCACCAGCCGCCACTTACACCGCCGTTGCGTTCTTGCCCGTCAGGGTATTTCTCGATGTAGGTCTCGACGATGACCTGCTCTGTCTCTGGCAAGCCTCTTGCGCGCAGTGCGCGAATTATTTTCAGGCGCTTGTCGAATGGCACCACCGATGTCTTTACCTTCTTGCCGCCAACCAGGACATAGGCGTCACCAACCTCATCATCGGACAGCAGGCTGGTCTGCTTCTCCTTGTCTCTCCAGCTCCACCCGTCAACGTAGACGCGATCTGTGACAACGCCTTCTATTACAGCCCGCTTTTCGTCTGGCGTAAGCGGCTTCCCTTTTGCCTGGGCGCTCTCTGTCATCCTGCTGTCAATCAATCCAAGCACCGTGTATGCGGATGTCGGGTCGCGCTTTTTATCTATGCCAAGATCAACTAGCGCTTTGTTTTTCAATTCTGCATCGGTAAGGAACCCGGCCGCCTGGCCTGGCGTAGACAGGCTTGCCAGTGACTTGATGTCTGTCGGGCTGATCACGCCATCGAACTGCCGGAGATCGACGCGCTCGCCGCGCTCGATCGCTTCGCGCACGTCCAGGTACGCGCCGATGTTCGTCTCCACTTTCGTTCCCCGTGCCTCGCGAGCAGCGCGCGATTCGATGGCGTTCATCAGCTGCACCGCTTGCCTGCCTGGCAGAGCGCTGATCACAGAAGGTGGCACGGGCTGCCCTTGAGCGTATAGGCTCCAGGCAGAATCCAGTAGACGCTCTTCTGCTTCGCGGGCAGCCTCTTTTGCTCTTGCCTCGCTTTTGGCTTGGTCGATCTCGATATTGCGCTCGAGAGCCTTGCGCAAATCACCCTGTTTCCTGAAGTCGATCTCGTCGGAGTGCGCTGTAAAGTACGCAAGCGCCTCCACTGGCGAGAGCTTGTCGATCTGCGCCACGTGCATCGCGGAGATGTACTCTCCTTGCGCCCGCTCTACCTGTTCTGTGCTCCAGTTCTTGCGTGCACCGAAGGCGGCGACCTTCTCTTTAAGCTGCCCGCGCGTTGCATCCACCGTCCCGCTGGACACGCCGAATTGGATCGTGGTGGCGATGTCCGCCATTGCGACCTCGTCGGCGTGTCGCTCGCGCTCGGCGCCGGCAAAGGCGCTCACGTTGGCCTTCGCAGATAGGTGTTTCTGCTGCAAGCTGCGCCCGATCAGCGCCTTCGCACGCGGGCTCAGGTTCGCGCCGTACTCCTCGCGCGCCTTGCTCCACCACTCCTCGGCATCTGCCTCGTATTGGTCTGCCCCACCACCCCTGGCGTGCTCTCGCGCGCTGGTGTCCCACTTCAGCCATGCGTCGGTCGCGCGGAATTCTGCATCATAGGCCTCAGCCTGCGCGGCGCGCTCGGCCTGGCGGTCGAGCTCCTCGCCGAGGACCGCCAACCCCTGGCCAATCGCGCGCGTGCCCGAGGACACATCCAGCGGGCGCGCCGTCGGTGGGCGCAGCGGAGCGCTTTGCAGTGCGGGGCCGTCGTAGGTCGGGACGCGCGGCATGGCTCAAGTTGTCCCTGACGGTTTTTTCGTCGACCACTTGCTCGACACCATGCCCGCGCCTTGCAGCAGCGTACCGCCGGCGCCAAGCAGTCCCTGGTGCGCCGCCGCGTTACCCTCGGCACGCGCGAGCTTCCCGCCTGCGCGCGCGGACCACGCCTGCGTGCGCGCGTTGTAGCGCGCGGTGGCTACGTCCTGCTCGCCGAAGAAGTCGGTCTGGTCCTGGAGGTCTTGCGCCGTGCCGTAGCCGATGTCGAGACCGCGAGAGGCGAGATCCACACGCTGACTCGACTTGAGCGAGGCGGCCTTCCTGCGCACCGCCAGCGCGTCCTCCTCGCCGCGGCGCTCCGCGTCCTGAGCGGCGTATTCAGCCATCTGCGCGTTGTACCTCGCCGCATCCTGTGCGGCCTGACCCTGTTGGTAAGTGCCGTAGGCCGAGAACAGCGTTCCGGCCGCCAGCAGGGACATCGTGACGGGCTCACACATCGGCGTGCATCTCAAATCGGTGGAACATCTCGCCCAGGCAGCCGTAGGGCTCTGGCGGGTGAATGGTGAAGCCCAGTCGCGCCAGCCAGCAGACGCTGCGCGTGTTTGCGGCATGGACGAAGTTCAGCAGGAGCGGATAGCGCGTGCGCATCCCCTGCAGGTAACTGCGCGCCATCGCGTGCACCATCCGCGGGCGCTTATCGAGCAACGGCGTGCCCAGCATCCAGGGCGATCCGACGCCAGGCGCGATAGCGCCAACGCCGAACACACCCAGCATTCCAGCTGAGACGCGCAGCGCCCAGCACTCGTCCGACTCGCGGATGCTCTCGCGCAGCCCCTCGAGCAGATCAGGCTTGCCGTAGGCGCGGCACTCGGCGAGGTCAGCCGGCCGCAGGTTGCCGAGGAGTTCCTCGGCATCTGAGAGGCGCGCGCTGTAAATCCTGATCTCCTCAGCCACCGACCTGCGCCTCGAGCGTCATCGACGCCACTGTGAGCGGGAGGGGTTCCGCCTGGCGCACGCACACCGCGCCGTCGGTCGACCATACCGGGTCAATGGTCAGCGTCAGCTCACCGTCACGTAGCCCCGGCGGTGATCCGTAGTTGTCGCTCACCGCGCGCGGCGGGTATGCGCGCAGGCGTCCGAACGACGGCCCGGCCTGCACCAACGACGAGCTCGATACGCGCAAGTGCGCCTTGGTAACATTCTTCAGCGTGCCTTGGCCGGCGGCGTTCATGCCCTCGAGCGTGAGTGGCAGCGTGCGCAGGTCAGAGACGATCGGCAGCCCGACGTGAATCACGCTCGCCTCGAAGCCGACAGACACTGCACCATCGGTGACCGTGGCTGGCGTGGCAACCGCGCCGTCAGCCAGGATCTGCACCTCCTGCCCTTCCAGGTGCCACAGGCCGGTGACCGTGTCCGTTGGCTCGCCGGAGTACGTCAGTCCACAGTCCACAAAATACGCATCCTCGAGCGCGGTGAAGATCCGGGTGTTGAGACGCTCGACGTAGCGAACGGCGCGCTCGTCGATGGTGCGCCTCGCAACGACGTAGAGCACATCCTCGTTGCCTTCGGACACAACGCATGCCGACTCGAAGGCGCCGCCCGTGGTCTCGTGCATGTGCCAGCCAAAGACCTGCTGATCGGGGACGTAGGTCATCGCCAACAACACCCCGTCGTCACGCACTGCCCAGAGGATCTGATCCGGTGCGCGGGAGTAGGCAAGCTGTGTGATGGCATGCCCATTGAATCGGTGCGGCGCGAACATGCTCACGTCGATCGACCGGTAAGCGTTCGCCTCCCAGTTGTACGCCAGCTCGCGCACGTGCGCTCCTTGGGCTTGGACATACAGGATTGATCCCGAGGTCACCACCGGCTGCACGTCAGCCGCGCCGCTGAACCCTTGCGGCTTGACGCTCACGCTGTTTGGGGTGATCGCCGGGGCGCCCTCGGCGTAGATGCGGAACTCCCCGCCCGCGGTAAACGCGATCAGGTCGGACAGTGCCATCAGGTGCCGGATGCGGTTGTACTGCGTCGCGGCGATGCGGATTTCGAGCGCGTCGGCGTCGCGCGCTGGCAGGCTCGATGTGAGATTCGACGTCGTGCCGGTGCGCGTGCAGAACAGCACCTGAGGCTTCCCGTCGGTTCCGGCGAACCATCGGCGCTGCTCGTGGTGGGTCACACATGATGGATAATCCGACTGCTCCTTGTTGAGCGTTATCAGGTCGTCTGGTGGCGGCGTCGTTGTGTCCGGCAGAACGTTGTCATCCTTGACGGACAACGCGGAAGAGCTCGAGACATCAGTGATCTTGCCGGTGCTTGCTGATGCGGGCATGCCCCCGTAAGGGTAATGCAGCGTAAGCGTGGTGGCGGTAGGAACGGCTGTCAGCCACCACGTGCCGTCCAGGCTTGGCACGCCTGTGTCGGAGACGTAGATGCGCTTGTAGGGCGCATACGTGATTCCGTGCGCACTGGACGTCGTGACGCTGATCGTGGATAAGAAGCCGCGGGAAATCGACGCAATGACGGTCGATAGCGTGGTGTCCGGGATGATTTGCCCAATGTATCCGTATACCCCGCCGCGCAGCTTGTACACGTTGTAACGCACGGCGCCAGCAACACCAGACCAGGACACCGTGTTGTAGTTGCCCTGCTTAGTCAGATCGTTGCTGGCCGATGCCACAGCGCTAGGCAAAGACTCGGTCACGCCGTCTGCCTGCACCGCTGTAACAACATAGGATGATTGTGTTGCGACACCGCTTGCCGGCGACGTTGGTGTGACCAGCACCGATGATGGCGCGCCAGTTGGCGGGGCGAAGTCGACAACGGTCAGTGCCCAGTTCGTCGCACCCAGGCGCGAGAGTTCGCGTACAGCGTGGGCTGGGTGTGTGATCGTCAGCACGTCCGCGTCCTGCGCGTAGCCGAGTTTGAAAAGATCCGCCTCGTCGTATGGGCTGGCCAGCGTGTAGACTCGGGCGCATGTGGGCCCGTCCGCCGCAGAGGCGCTACCCCAAAAATCCGCCGTCGTAAACGTGTTGGCGCCAGTCACCGTGATCTTGTGGAATCGGGCTCCGATGTAGACCCAATCGCCCGTGCTGAACCCGTGAGCGGTTGCCGTCACTGTTGCGCCGGTGATGCTGTCGATCGCCACCGCGCCCTCGAGCAGCGTGCCGCCGTCGATGTGGAAGCGGATGTACTGGTGTCCGAACTCGAGGACCGCCGTCTGGTCGGCACTGAACTGGAACGGTATCAGGCGTACCTTGTGGGTCGAATCCTTTGCCTCGATGATGAAGCGCGTGCCCGGGCGGCGCGCGGCCGGCCCGTGTGGCAAGGTGATGAAGTTCCGCGCCAAGCCGAGCCCGGTCTGGAACTTGCCGAGGTCGATCCGCCCGTTCAGCTCGGGAGTGATCTCGCCACCGGCAAACGATCGCAGGAGTAGCTTCGTGGTCACGCGCGCACCGCCAGGATGCTGGGCGATAGCGAGGACTCGGCGCTGCTCGCGTTCGCTGCCGCCGTTGCGGCCAGGTCGGCGATCGACATCGCGCTCGAGCGCATGGCGTTGGAGAGCCGCGCGCCTTCGGCGCCACGGACGATCGGGCCTGCGAGGTACGCAGCCAGCAGGTAGGACAACGCGGCGCTGAAGCCCGGCGTGAACCGCCCCGTGTCGATCACGTCGGTCACATAGACCAGCGTTGCGTCTGGCTCGTTGGTGAATAGCGTCGCGCCCTCGATATCGAACGCCGCGCTTCTGCGGTCGGTCATCAACGCGCGCGAAATTTGATCCTGGTTGAACACCGTTACGCCGGCGCCAACCGACAGGACGCGCTTCGCGGACAGGCAGTCGGACGGGAGCGCGTAGGCGTAGGCCCAAGTGGTGCTGACGTTCGTGATCGACGCAAGGTCTGCGCGCTTCAGCGCGAAGTCCCAATTGCTGCCCTCGAGGAGCTCGATGCGCGCCTGGTCGTAGAACGCCGCGCAGTAGCCGGCCTCGGTGCTGCCGTCGGGCGGGTTTATCGCGCTGATCAACGGCCCCGCGCCAATGTGCGACAGAGCCATGTTGCAAATCTGGACAGTAGACGACATCGAGAGATCTCCTGATGGTCGTCAGGCTATGTGATGCCAGCCCCCTTTACGGACACTTCAGCGACGGCGCAGCCAGACTCCACCCGAGTTGCGCAGCGTCCCGGTATAGATCCCGTCCGGCCCGTAGATCACGCCGTAACGCACATCGCCAGGAGCCGGGTACAAGGCAGCAGCGACCGCTGGTGCAAGGCCGGTGACTGTGAGGCTCGCCGCGTCGGGCAGTATCGTGGTCGCCAGCAGCGGCGCGTAGCCGGTGATCGTGAGGCTCGCCGCGTCGGGCAGTATCGTGGTCGCCAGCAGCGGCGCGTAGCCGGTGATCGTGAGCAGGGCTGGTGCCGGCTGCAGCGTGATTGCCGGCGTGGCCGCTGGCGCCTGAAAAATGCCAGTTGGCGCCGCGCGCGAAATCCCACCACGCTGCACCACCCCCGTCGGTGTCGCGCGGGCGATAGCCATGGTTCAGGTCACCCGGATCTGAGGGTCTACGTATAACGCCGTGCTCGGTATCGTGCAAACGATCCGTACCCGTAGCTCCCCCGCGAGGATCACGCTTACTGGAATCTTGAGCTTGCCCTTCCATACGGTGGGGGACAAGAACCCAGTCCACGAGGCGCTGCCGGCGGGGACGTCCCCCCCTGTCTCGTCGAAGGTGCTCGTGTATACAAACGGGCTGGAAATCGTGCCGCTGCTGGTGATGAACTCCGCCCAGAGCTTATCCCCCGTCAGGGGGGTAGCTGAGCCTTCTACTGCAACCTCGACCGACAGGTCCGCGCTCAGCGCGTCATCCTCGTTGTACAGCGTGATCAGCGGCGTGATCAGCGGCGTTCCTGGGCCACAATTGCCAGTAGACCACATCATGATCGAGTACCGGATGGTCCCGTCGCAGGTGGGTCCGTCGGATGTGTAGATTGAGGGTGTCGCGTAGGCTACGCCGGCGTACGACCATTGACTGGTGAATCCGCGGCTCCAGCTGTCTGTCCCCGAGTGGATCATGTCCACGAGGAGACGACTCGGGTTATCGGTGATGACGGAGTATTCCGGTGTCCTGCAGTCGATGATCTGCACATGCGCTGCTGACCCGGTCCCAACACCGACCAGCGCCACATCCGAAACCGCATTCGCCAGATTGACACCAATGAACCGGATCGAGCCTCCGCCTTCATCGTTGGTCCCGGCAACACCGATCATGTTGGTAGCGCTGTATAAGCTGGGGGATATCCTGCTAATACGCCCCCCAATCATATCCCCCAATATGGAGAACTTTACCCGACAGGCCCCGCTAGCACCCTGTGCACCAATAGCCTCCAATACACAGTTGCGCAACTGCATCTCGGAGGAGTTGTTATTTGAGTTCGTCCGCCCGATCTGAATGCCAGCGAATGAGCCGCGGGCATTGTTCGTAAACGTGCACGAATCCAGCACGGCCTGTGCTGCGACCCCTGCAGTCGTGTGTGCTGTGATGCTCGCGCTGGTGTAGTTTGGCGCGATTACCCCACATAGGCCGTATAGGTATGCGCCCGACCCAAAGACGACCGTCAGCGCGTAGGACGAACCCGATGTGCGGCCTATGTACCCCCCGGCATCGGCCATAGGCTGACGTTTGTCGGTCGAATAATTGATCGCGATGACTGACACGCCGGCGGGGATGGTGAAGGTTTTCGCTGCAGAAACCGTCTCGACATATGACGACTCCAGCAGAACCGTATCCCCCGCACTGGCGGCGCCCAGTGCGGTATCAAGATTGGTTGCCGCCTTGGCCTTGGTGTCGTAGGGGCTCGTGTTGCTCCCGGAGGTGCTGCAATAGATAGTCGCCATCAGTGGAGAGCCTCATTCACGATGCGCCAGAACTCCTCTTCTGCGCGCGCAGCATTCAGGCTCTTCCTGCGTGTTGCGGCAGCGGCTTCTATATCCACCTTATCGTCAGCCACCCAGACTAACAGTTCCGTATCAATGCCGTCCTCGCTCTGGTGCCGCTCGACGACGTGGACCCGTCCATCGCCCATGTCTTTCGTCGTGATTGTCGTGCTTGTGAGTGCCATCAGATCCGATCCTCTATCGCGTCGTCCTTCAGCTGCACTCGGCTGGATGTTGCCTTCCGCTGCGTATCGGCTGCGGCGATTGCCTGCAATTCATACTGCGCTTGCTCGCGTACCGCTTCGGCCCGCGCGGCAGCAGATTCCGCTGCACTGCTCAGCGCAGCCCAGTCATCATCCGACAAGCCGTATTTCCCATCGACAAGATGTTTTTTCGTCAACGATCCATCTGCCGCGCCGCGCAGAACGAACCGTAAAATCTTATCCCCATTCTCACCATCGGCTGACATGTACTCGCGTCGCAGCCGTGCGTAAAAATCATCCTCAGTCTGGTATCGAAGTTTCACCGGGTTCGACCTCTTCCTTTGACCACTGGACGCCGTGGCGATCGGTCTGGCGCCGCCACAGGATGCGCTGCACGCCGAGCGCAGCAATCTGCACGCGAAAGTCGTGACGCATCGTGGGAGTCAACGCGCCATGCAGTGCCTGTACGTAGGCCGTATCGCCTGCCACCGTCACGGTGGCAACTGCCACGTATGGCGCCGTCATGTCGCACAACGGTGCGTCGATGTCTACCGGGCACACATAGGCTCGTGCGATCAAAACGCTCTCAATTGCATCGAGACGTACGTGGCCGATCATGCTCAGTCGTCAATGACGAACACGCCGGCAGCATTGATCTTCACGGTCAGGATGTTGCCTGCACTGGTGGTGACGTCAGCGGCCGGGCTCTCCAGCAGGTGATAGGCCACCACCCTCCCGGCCGTGGTATCGATGATTGCGCCCCAGCGAGCCGTGATGCTGCCGCCACTGGCCGTCCACGTCGGATCGCTGACGTCGAATGTCACCTTGCCGCCGGAGCGCGTCCAGGTTGGCGTAACGCTGTAGCCGCCGTTCGTGTATCCGTTCGCCGTGCTCAGCTCGCCGGTAAGCGATGCGTAGCCGTCGCTCGAGGTCGAGATGTTCGACGTGCTCGAGAGCAAGACGTACGAGAATGAGTCGGTGTCGAAATCGATCTCACCATTGCCGATACGCTCGCGTATCGGATGACAAACGATAAATCCCCCTGCTCCCATTGTCGGCCTCCAATTCAGAATTCAAATACAGCCTTGATGGCCGATACGTCACCCGTCTTCAGCAATTCCAGGCCTTTGAGGTGGGTCCGTGCATCGGTCATGCCGATGCCCTCATTTGCCGAATTTCTGCGTGATTGTGATCGCCTGCGAGCGCAGCGCCTGCAGAACGGGATACGCCGACGTGCCGGCGACCATGATGACGCCGCCGCGACCAGGCAGATCGGAAGGCAGCCAGTCGGCCAGCACCTGGCCCACAAAAAACGCGCACAGGACAAAGATCCCGTAGGCGATCCATGAGAACGTCTTATCGGGATCGTGGCTCACGTCCACCAAATACCCGACCAGTCCGCCAAACGCAGCAAGAACGCCGCTTTTTACCGCGGCCAACAGCTCGCGGACCGAATCGACATCTACGCTCACCACACCCTCCCGCCGGCTACGCGCAGCCCGGCCATCGTGCCGATGGCGCAAGTTGTCACCACAAAATGCCACACCTCGTGTGCGGCGTCCGCGTGCGGCAGATCGCCTATCTCGATCACCGTGGCCGCGAGCGTCGCGACGACAGCGATCCACCAGATATGCACCACCAGACGCCGGGAGTCGAGAGCAGGCCTGCGCCGATCCTGCCGGCACACCACGCGCAGCGCGTAGGTGAGCGCGATCAGGGATGCGATGGCAGCCAAGGGGGCGGTCATCGCCACGCCTCCATCACCGCGCGCCGGCACGTGTGGTACTGCTGCGCCACGTCGTAAAGGGTTTCCGCGAGCGCGCCCATCGACGGGCCTTCGAGAGGATCAAGACGGTCTGGACAAGCAACGCGAACAACCAGTGGTAGTTCATGCTTCGGGCACTCCATTTGCGACGGGATGGCCGCTGAGGGCGGCGTTGAGGGCGTCGCGCATGCGGACAGACACAACGCAGTCGCGATACACAGCACGCTCCACGATCTCACGGCGCACCTCCAGCCTGCCGGGCAGGTACTCGGTCACGGTCTGCGTCGCGGCACGTGCTGCGCGCTCCTCTGCGGTCCTGCGCTGCTGATCGAGCGCCTCCAGGTGCGCGGTCCACGTCCTGGCTGCCTCGGCGTCGCGCGCATCGCGCTGTTGCTGGATCTGCGCGCACTCGAGCTCGGCCAACGCTCTGCCGTGTGATCTGCCCGTGTGGTACGTGTAGCCGATGGCGATTGCCATTGCTGCGGCAACAGCGATATGCGGCAGGCGGGAGAGCAGCCACGCGGTCATGCACCCACCATTTCGAGCAGATCCTCGGAACGGTCGCCATCCCGCACCGCATCCACGAGATGCAGCCGGGTCGCGATGTGAGGCGCTGCTGCCGGCCACAGCCGATCGTATGCGGCGGCCTCGCTGCACGCGTCCTCTTCGCACATGCACAGCGTGACGATGCCTGTAGTAAGGCTCACGACGTACCAGAGGTCGGCCAGTGTTGCGATCATCCCGGCCACTCCCCTGTACGCATCATCTTGACCAGGCGACGCGATCGCTCACCCACCTGCAGATACCACAGCGAATCGACCATCTCGGCAGCCGCGCGCATGTAGTCGCCAGCCGTGAGTGCGACGCGCATCTGCTTGAATCGCGCGAGGCCGGCGAGGCCCAGGTTGACGGCCATATCGAGCAGCACGGCCTGCCGTACATCGCCGAGGTCGATCCAGTACGGCTCCAGCCGCAACACGGCGCGGGCACGCTCGATGTCGCGCTCGAGCAGGTAGGTTGCCTCTGTCTCATCCAGGCCCACATCGTCCAGATTGCGGCCATATCCGACGGTGACTTTCCCGGCCGTGCACGTATACGGATGCGGCCGAAATCCCTCGTGCCGCTTCGTGAGCTCGACGACATTCATGCGTCAATCGCCCATCTCAAAGAGATCGGCGCCCGGCAATTATTACGGCAAGGTTGGTCGCCGGGCTGCCTCCAAACACTCTTGGCTTGATCCATACAGGTAGCTCCACAATTTGGCGTAGCGCCGTATCGGTGAGCGTCAGCGGCACCCCTGCCGTGTCGGTGAGCGCGTGATACGTGACGCCGTCGTTGCTTCCGCCGATCGTGATGCTCGCGCCGCCGAACGCCCCTGCAATCTGGACAGAGCGATCAGAAAAAACGGCGAGCTGCACCGGCTCGCCGTCGTCATCCTTCCCCATCCCGTACCAGGTCGTTACCGCTACATCCAGGGATGTCTCATACGGGAACGTAGTGACTGGAACAACGGTCGCCATCAGGCGATCCCGTCATCGGTCGCGCTCCTCGCACGGGCTTTTCCCATCTCGGACAGCGTGCGAGGCATCGCAGGCTTGACGGCCTGCTTCTTCGCTTCTTCGGCCTGGGCGCTGCTCACTGGCACAAACCACCGAGCAGTATCTCCGTCGAGAGCGTCAAACTCTTGCCCGGGCCGTATTCGGTGGCCGCCATAAAAGCCCATCTCGATAGCCACGACTCTCATGCTGCAACCTCATCAGCCCTGCGCATACGCAGCCCACAGGGCCGGGTCTTTCACCAGAAACGCGTTGATCTTGCCAGCGCTCACGGCAGTCGACCCGGTAATCTGCAGGATCCCGAGATACCGCTCGTAATTGAACGCCCGGGGGATCTCCATCACCGCCAGCACAGCGCCAGGCTTGAGCGCGCCAGCGTCTGACGTCGTGGACGTGGCAAACGCCGGTGTCTGCGCGTGGATCGTCGCGGTGCTCGTCGAGATCGATGCCGTATCATCCGATGCGAGCTGGAATGTCACGGTGCCGGTGCTCGATGCCACCTTGATTCCGGTATCCACAGTGATGACGAGATACAGCACGTCGGTGGCGCCGATCGGTCCGGGAGTCAGCTTCTGACCGGCGATCATCAGGTCGATCTGGTCTCCGACCAGGTAAGTGCCTGCGGCGCCCGTGTTGAGTGCGACGGCGTCGCAGAATTCGGCTCGTGCGTCGAGAATCATGGTGTGTACTCCGTGTGTGTCGTGACCGATCAGGCGACCAGCGATTCGTTGTTGACGATCGCGTCTGTCCGGCGGACCGGAATGTCATCGAACGTCATTACGCGCCGGCCCTCCACTGTCTCCCACGAGAGGTTGTTGGCCACGCGCTCCAGGATCCCCAGCCGCAGCTTCTCGCGGATGGTGCGGTTTACGTACCAGCATGCACGTCCCTTGCCGAAGCTGGGAATGCGCTCACTTGCCTGCACCATCCAGTTGATCAGGTTCTTCGTGTTCGATACCGTAGCCAGGTCGCTGATCTTGATGTTTGCGACGCGCACGAAGTAGCGCCAGTCACGGATCGTGAGGCCTGCATCCCAGCGGTAGTGCGTGCGGTAGCCTTCCATCCGGCCACCGCTGCCGTCGACGTTCTCGATCGTTACCTGACCCTTGTCGGTCATCTTCAGGCCGCCGCTGCTGCCCTTGGGGTAAATGCCGAAGCCGGTTTGCGGGCCCCACACGCACAGCCAGATCGATGTGTTCGAGCTCGCATTATCACCGGCTGCGTTGACGATGTTGTCCGCATTCTGCGCAGACAACGAGTTGTATCGCGGCGCCAATCCAGTGAACGCCTCCGGCTCGCTGCCCTCGTTTCCGTAGAACAGCGTCTGCGCCAGCTCCTGCGACATGCCCTCGATGATCGCGCTGTCTTCAGACAGACGGAATGCCGCGGTATTGCCGTTCAGATCTGCCAGCGCCTTGTCGATCTCAGCGTAGGCCTCGAGCATGCCGCACGAGTCCTGCACCTGCGCGGTGGTGGACTTTGTGGGCTGGACGCCGCCATACAGCTTGCGCCAGGTCGGCACCGGAATGCCGGTGCGCACGGTGGTCTTGTTGCCTGTTTCGAGGTTGCCCTCGACCCAGCTCATATCAGTGAGCACGTCGTTTGACTGGTTCAACAGCTCGACGATCGTCGCGATTTTGCCATCCGGATCGGTGCGCCGGGCAACGTCGATGAGCGTCGGGTTGGTTGCTTTCAATGCGGACATAATGCCTTCCTCAGTTCATGGTAGGGAACATACGTTTGGCTGCATCCATGTCGTCGGCTCTCCTTGGCGAGCCGGATACGAACGCGTCTTCGCTGATGGCTTTGCCGGCGCGATAAAACGCTCGGATTATTTCAGGGTGATTGCCAAGCCCCGTCATGTTCAGCACGTCGCGCAGCTCAGGGGTGCCGAACATCTCAAGAGCCTTGCGTGCAACACCCAGGTTCTCCTGTAGCCTGTCGCCGCCGATCTCCGTGTCGCCCTGCGACTGCTCTGCCCAGCTAGCCACCAGGCCCGATTGAGACTCCTGCTGTCGGCGCACCATGTTTGCAACGATGTCGACAGCTTTTTGCGCGGCCGACTGGTCAAGCCCGAGCTCACGCGCGGCGACCGCCCACTCACTGGCGGCCGCATCGTCGAGCGGCATGCCCTCGGGCGTCTTGAACTCATAGGCTGTTTCGCCAGGCTGCGACTGCTCCGCCTCGACAGTGGACGCGTCCATAAGCGTTGTTGGCGGCGCTGTTGCGTCTGGCTCCTGCTCGCTTGGGATCTCTGTTGCATGCACGTCAGTCATGCGCCACCCCTAGACTCTTGCAGCACGGCGAAATATCCATCGGCGCTAGCCTCCAAAAGTTCTGCCGTGATCCACAGCCCGATGTTGCGTCGCCCCTCGCTGAAAGCCATCAGCGAGTGGTTGTGATCGAATGAAGACCGGAATACACCGGTCTCCTCGAGCAGTCGGAGCGCAATGCGCCTCCCCTGCTGGTGCCCGAGCAGCCAGCGTATGTCGTCGAGCTCCATGCGCCTTGCTTCGCGCGCCGCCACCTCTTCGGCTTTGGCCTCGCGCTCCAGGCGGTTCAGATCTGTCGGATCGCTGGTTTCCATGGGGAAAATACGCTACTCGTCCAGTGGGGAGCTTACGGACACGCCATCAGCCATCAGCCATCGACATACGGCGCGCTCGGCGTGCCGTATCCGGTGAACTGGTTCATCAAATCGCGCAAATTGTCAGTGTCGATCTCGCTGGCAGCTCTTGCTGTGTCGACGGCCGCCGGTGCTGCTGCTGCTGCCTGCTGCGCCTGCTGCGCCGCCTCGCGTTGCGCACGGATCTGTGCGACCTGGTCGTCGGGTACGATGATCTTTGGGCTCACCCCGTAGGCGTCGGCGTACTCGTCGACGACTTGATCGAAGTCCACCTTATCCACAATCGCCGGGGACAGCGCAGTGAGCTGGCCCACCGCAGCGAGCATGCGATCCATGCCCTGCGTTGCAACTGCGCGCTGCGCCTGAGCCAGAACGCTGATGAATTCGACCTTGAGTTCCATCCCCTGCAGTTCAGGCGGAATATCGGGCAGGATGTCAGCCGCCACGCAATGCTCGAAGGTGATATCGATCAGTGGGGAAAGGAGCTCGTTGTGCAGGCGCTCGAGCACCGGCCCCAGCATCAGGAGCTTTTCCTCATGCCTCTCCGCGATCTCGGTGGCCGTGGTGCCGGAACGCGTGTCGTTGGCCAGCATTAGGAATATGTCCGCGTGGTAGGCCTGGCGGACTCGATCGCGCACATCCTGGATATCGAGCAAGAGGTGCTGCATGTCGAGGCGCACCTCGAACGCAGAGCGCACGCCGGCGCCAGTTGATCCCTGCGCATCGACGTAAAAAACGCCACCCGGCAGGCGCGCCCGCTCCGCCTCCTTGTAGCGCGTTGGGACTTGCAGCGGCGGATTGACCTGGTAGTCAATGCCCTGCCCCTTGCGCAGTTGCTGGTGCTGGAGCTGCCTCACGTCGCCTTGGCAGTCCATGCCCGGTGAGGTGCCGTAGATATCGTTACCGGTAATGATCCAGCGTGGGACGAGCGCCGGGAAGCGACGAAAACCGGATTCGCTCAGGAATTGCTCGCTTGCGTCGCCGCGTCCCGGCTCCAGGTAGATCGATTCGTACTGCATGTTACGCGCGTCGCGCTTGTGGATATCACGCTCGCGCCTCGGCTGGACGATGTGTAGCACATCGATCCACGCACTGTAGCTACCATTCGTGTACAGGTTTCGCACCGACGCTGAGCAGGCCTCCAGGCCGAACTGCTCGACCATCTGCTCGACGGTCATCTGGAACTCGCGCACTACCGTGTCGACGGCGCCTTGCGCATTCGTCGCCAGCGCGTACTCGCCGATGGTCAGCGGGTAGTGGTGGATGACATTCTCGAAGTCTGGCAGCACCATCGAGCACGCGGTGCCAAAGAGCCCGAGCTCGCCGTATATGGAATGCAGCACCCTGTAGGTGTTGCTCGAGGCGAACACGCGCCTGATTAATTTTGCGGTGTCGTGCAGCCAAGCGCGCACGGCTCCTGACTCCATCAGGTCCGCATCTTCGATCTCAAGGCGGAACCAGGGCCGCGCCGGGCTGGTCATCCCGGACATGAGACCCGCTGCCAGCGTGCGCGCGGCATACGTGGCCGTATTATCGAGGATGCTGTTCGATCGCTTGTCGCCGCGATTGCGATCGGTGGCGATAAAACGGCCGGTGCGCGGCTGCTGGTACGAACTGATGTCCTTCCAGAGGGAATCCCAGCTCGAGCGCTCATTCCAGAGGCTGGCCTTGCGCGCCAGCAGGCGCTGTTTTCTGCTCACCGGTATGCTGGGCATGCTGCGCGATCAGCCGCCGAGGAGCGTCGCGCGCCCTGTGCTCACGGGGCCGGACAGCCCGCTCGGGCCAGTGAGCAGCGAGCCACCGACCATGCCGCCCTGCCGGTTGCGCTGGCGCAGCTTGGCCATGTCCACGTCCGGCGGCTTTGCCGGCTGCGGAGGCGGAGGCGGATCTGGCGTCTTTGGGCTCTTCAGGCACATGGGCACGTCCCACCGGTGGAAGGTGGAGGCACTCTACGAGCGCCGAGCCCGCCCTACGGACACGGGGCTACATGTGCTTGTATGGATCGTAATCCAGCGCCGCGCTCGACGTCTGGGCATTACGTTCGAGGTACCGGAGCTGTGCCACCTTTGGTGTATCCATCAGTGCCAAGATCACCGCTGTCGCGCGATCGGGCGATCGACCCACGCGCTTCACGACATCATCGCGGCTTTCGACCTTGATGGCCGTCCCTCTGAGCTGCCAGCGCGGCGCGCAGAGCTCGGCCAGTAGATCCTTGTCGGGCGGCAGGCAGACGCCGATACCGTTTTCCGGATCAAGCGCCTCGCGCATGGCCCACCAGAGCTGGGCGCGCAAATTGAAAAAATCGAGCCTGCCCGATCGGTCGCGGCGGGTCGCTCGCTCTGCCACATTGATGCCATAAATTGGCTGCCCAGCATCACACAGCACATCGTACGGGCTGGCGCCCACGCCAATTACATCCAGATGAATCGGCGCGTGATCCCGGTGCTCGGATACCACCAGCCCAGCCACCGTGCGCCCGCTGGGGGTCTCTGCGCCAGAGTAGAGCTTAAGTTCGTCAAACCAGTATTCGCCATCCTCGCCGCGCGCGTATCGCGCCGCGATCACGGTATTGTCCTGGCCGCCCCTGGCCACGTCGACACCCATCGACATCTGCTCGCCCTTGCGCGCCCTTGCCTGCCAGCGCGCCTGTGCCTGCTCTACCCAGCGCGTCGGGATCACCTGCCAGGGATCATCCTTGATGCCCGCGAGAAAGTCGCCGAACAGCATCTGTGAGCGCAGCGGCTCGGGCAGAGACTGCAGCGTGGCGATGTAGCCAGATGCCATGTAGTACGGATTGTCTGTCACCCGAGCCGGAATGAAGGTGCGCGATTGCGGGGTGATGATCTGCTCTGGCGTGTACTGCGTGCGGTCGAAGTCGTAGCAGGGGATGCCGTCCGCAAAAACGAAAGGGTCAGCGCGATCCAGCCATACGTCGACGGTCTTGCCGTCAGCTCCTGGAATCATGGCCGCCCAGCGCAACGTTCCCGGCGGCGTGGGATACAGCGCGTGCTGCGTGTCCAGCCAAGGCGCGAAGAATTGGATTACCCAGCGGCCTTCTGCGGTGGTCGGCGGGTTGAAGGTCATGAGCACCCGCGTGCGCTGCGCCGGATCGCTCGTGCGTGTCCACCCCATCACGAAGCGCACTTGATCCTCGCGCTGCTCGGTGACCTCGTCAAAGGCCTTCAGGTCGTGCGGCCGGCCTTGCCATCGGCGTTCGTCCCCCGGGTTATCCAAGCCGCCGAACTCGATGATGCCGCGACGCCCCGCCGGCAGGCGCCAGATTGACTTCTGGCTGTTGTAGCCGGTCGTCGCGCCAACGATGTCCGTCAGGCGCTGTACTACGCCCTCGGTCTGCGTCTTCTCGCGCCGGATGACCAACGCCCTCTGATGCTCGCACAGCGCCAGGCCGGCGATCAGGTCGGTTTTTCCGCCCCCTGCAGCGCCGCCGTACCCGATCACATCGGCATCGGACTCATACGCCATCCGCTGCGGGCCGGGCAGCGGCAACCAAGGGCGTGCGGCAATGTCGGCCGCGATCAGCGCGTCTAACTCTGCGCGCTCTGCATTGGTGAGGTATCGCTCGAGATCACGCGGGTTCATTCGGAATCGTTGGCATCGCTTTCACGCTGCTTGGCAAGCACGAGGAGATGCGCGACGCGTGCAGCGCGCGCCGTTTCGTCCTGGTACACGATCGGGCCCCCATAGGGGCCGGAGATTTCGGTTTGCGTGTGATCTCCGTATCGCTTTCGGTCCCACTTGGCCAGCAGCCTGGCGCGCGTATCTACCTGCAGCCGGCGATGCCCCAGCATGTCGCCGCGTTTGATCTTGGTGATATTGCCATCGGCATCGAGCTCGATCTCCTCACCAACGCAGGGAGTGTCGGCGATATAGAACATCTCTTCGGCTATCGCATCAAACCCGAGAGATCGCGCGCGCGCGAAATCTTCGGCGAACTCCGGATACTTCTGCTGCCAATCCCAGACTGTCGTCCATCCCGGCATATGCTCGAGGCTGCATATCTGGGTCAGCGGCTTTCCAGTCGCCAGGAGCTCGCATATCTCCGTGGCGATAGCCTTCGTGTACAGTGTCTGCCCCCCACGTTTTCTCTTCGCCGGGCTGACTTTCTTTTGCTTGCTCGCCTGCTTGCTCATTCAGCAATCACCCTCGCCGTCCACTGCCCCCTTCTCCGCCCACTGCTGATGTGAGCGATGCATGACTTCGAGACGCCGAATTTTTCGGCGATCACCGCATAGCTGACCCCCACCGAAATCAGCTCCAGGACGAGCCTGACATCGTAATCCGTGAGGATCGCGTTATGGTGACTCTCCCCGATGCGCCTGCCCGAGTCGTTGAGGACGATGCGCATGTCATCCCTCAGATCCGGATAGTGCGTGTTTGAGCGTCCACAGGCGATCCAGCACCTGCTGGCGTTCGCGTCCGTAGCCGACGATACCAAGCTCCGCCTCGGTGGTCTTGATGGCGTCCCGGATGGTGTCTGCCCGAGCCATGCCGTGGGCGGTCAGGCGGGTGTGTTGCATGCTCCGCTCCCCCTCTTCCAACTTGGATCTGAGCTGCCCAAAATCTCGCACCTGCGTCACGGAGGAATCTTGCCGGCAGATGTCGCAGCGCCCCATGTGCCAACACGCGGCTGGGTTTTTCGCGCCGCGTCCGTAGGCCGTGCCACACGGCAGGCAGACCCACTGGGGGTGATTCGGATCACGCGAGGTAGTCATCGATCGTCTGCCGTGCCGCATCGAATCCCACGCACAGCACGGCGATCCACCCCATGCCGCCCATGTGGCCCAGCCACTCGAGCTGTTCGAGGGTTGGTTTGCCGCGCGAGGCCTTGAGCTCGATGGCAAGGCCTCTGTGACCGCCTCTAGCGACCCACAGCGTGAGATCGGGGAACCCCCTGCGTACACCCATAGCCTTGAGCCTTGCGGCCGTCACAGGGCTTCTCAGGCCGCCGTTGGGGCTGTGGTGCATCCAGGGCGCGACTTTCGGGTGCGCGAGGCGCATCCACTCGACGAGTGCGATCTGGATCTGATCTTCGGACGGGCCGCTACTGGCACGGCTTCGGACGGGCTTCATCGCGCCGGCTCCATGCGTGGCGCACATACTCCGCGACCCACTCGCGCATGTTCCGGATCACCTGCGCGAGCGCGGCCAGACGCCCCGCTTTCGTCGTGAGCGCGAGGATCTCGGCGGCGTACTGTCGCGGGCGCTTGCATGTCACTCGGTCCTCGGTGGGGTTTTGTCACTCCGCGAATCGATCGCGCTCATGGTCGGCGGCTGCTCGACCCAGAATCGCCGGCCGTATCCTTTGCGCGCCACCGCTTGCAGCCGGCGCGGATCCGGCCGCGAAATCTCGCCGCCTCGCGCGAGGAATGCCGCCACGTCTGCATCGATCGCCTTGCGCGCGTCGCTCATGATTCTCTCCCGCCCGACATGCCGAGCATGCCGAGCATCGCGTTCAGGTTATCCCGGCCAACGGCCTCGCGACTGGCTGTCGTAGGCCGGTGTTCGAGGCTGCGTGCTGCGCGCTCACGATCGGCTGCCACGATGCGGTTGTGCTCCCAGCTCACATCGCTCTGCCCGAGGCAGAGCTTGCGGAACTCCGGCGCGGACGGTGGCCACTCGAGCCCCAGCTCTGCGCACTGGCGCATGCCGTGGCGCACCTGCACTTCGTCCAGGCCGGCGAGCGTCGCAGCCCAGACACGATCAGGATCCACCCGATCGCCAAAACTCGACGTCCAGCGGTGGCCGTACATCGCGGCCATCAGGTGCCACAGTGTTTCGACCAGCCTCGGCTGCAGCCCGCTCCGCCCGCGCTCTGGCGACGTTGGCGCGGACACGCCCTGCCGCGCTTCGATCCTCGCCTGAATTTCGGTCAGGTCGATCGGTTGCATGGCTTGTTCTCCTCGGGATGATTGCGTCGGTCCACCGGTGGCCGTTCAGGTAGGTCGCCGGGTGGGGGATGAACTGGACTTCGTCGGCCAACCACGCGCCGGCACGAAGTCGTGCGGCGATGTCGGCGATCAGTGTGTCGGCGTCAGGCCGGTGTCGCTGCCAGGCTTTCGCGGCGTCCTGTTTGCGGACCTTGTGGGGGTAGACCGCCCAGAAGTCGTCGAACCCCGGATGGGGGGTATGGGGGGTCTTTAGGTTCTTGATAGGTTCATTGGTAGGTTCTGGGTCGGATTTTTCCGACTGGTTCAGGTCGGATTTTTCCGACTGGTTTGCCGAAATTTCCGACGGGTCGGATTTTCCTACGGGTCGGATTTTTCCGACTGGTTTTCGCGTGCTTGACCGGTAGGATTTTTCCGACTGGTTTTCGCGCGAATCGACACCGACGAGCGTGTACACGTTGCCGGCTCCGTTGCGCCGATCAACGGTCAACAACCCCGCCTTTTCCAGCCTCTCGATGGATGCGAAAACGGTGTCACGATGCATGCCGGTGTCCTTCACCAGCCGGGCAATCGACGGGTAGCAGCGGTGATATTCGTCGGCGCGATCCGCCAGCGAGAGCAGCACCAGCTTCACCCCGGGCGGTCCTGCGATCTGCTGCAACCATGCCCAGCGTGTGGCGTCCAAGCTCACCGGCTGGCCCTCCACACCCGCTGCCGCCTGCCCGACAGCCCGCGCCGCGACAGCCCCGTCGGCTGCGCGACGCCCATTTGCTCGGCATCGGCCAGCCGCCGTGCGCACTCGTCGGAATCGAGCGGGAGGCGCTTTGCAAGTTCGTCAATCGTCGCCGGGCCGGCATGGCGCAGCGAACTGACAATGGCAAACACATGGGTTCCGGCTTTGGCCTTGATGGCCGCGGCAGCCTCCTTGCTGGTGTCCGGGTCGCGTAGGCGCGCCCTCGGAGGATCGAGGAACGTCAGTTGCATTCTTCCCCCTTGTTTCCGCCCCTGTTCCGCTTTTATGCGGCCACGATTTCGGCGACCCCGAACAGGTCAGGGCGCAGAATCTGGCGATTGATCACGCCGCCCGTCTTGCGCTCGATCTGGATGGCGAGTAGCGGGCTGGGCCTGCGCATCCCGCTCTCGAGCAGGCAAATGAGCGGTTGTGACACCCCCAGCCGGTCAGCGAGTTGTTGCTGGGTAAGTCCCTGAGCGATCCGGTATTGAGCTATGATATCCATAACACCAAGCATTACGCAGCGTAATGCTTTTGTCAAGCCCCTTATGTCGCGGCGCCAACCTCTGCTCCTGCCGCGACTGTAGAGCCTGCTTCGTGATTGACTGTCACGACAGGCAGACCTGGGAGATGACGCACGAATAAAAAATATTACGGGCCGTGTTGACGTGCGGCATAACTTGGCGTAATATCCTCCCCAACGTCGCCACACGGCGATTCACGGGAGAGCCCAGATGACTGAATCCACGCAACACCCCTTCGTCGGCAAGTACGTGCTCTGCCGCTGCTACTCGGCCGGCGTGCACACCGGCGTGCTCGTCTCCGCGCAAGGCGAGCAGGCGATCCTCAAAGACTCGCGCCGGCTGTGGAGCTGGAAGGCGCTGGCCGGCGTTGCGCTCTCCGGCGTGGCGCAGAACGGCCTGGCCTCGGGCTGCAAGATCGACACGCAGAACCCCGAGATCGCGCTCTCCGGCGTCATCGAGATCATCCCGTGCAGCGCGGCCGCCGAGGAGTCGATCCGTGGCTACTGACGGCTACGGCTCAGGCTACGGCTCAGGCTACGGCTCAGGCTCCGGCGACGGCTCCGGCTACGGCTACGGCTCAGGCTACGGCTCAGGCTCCGGCGACGGCTCCGGCGACGGCGACGGCTAAACAAGGAGAATCCACCATGGCTACTGACTATCAGATCGGCCTTGCCAGCACGACGGGCATGACGGACTGGGCGGACGACGGCTACTTCGCATTCCAGCAGCGGCTGAGCGACGCCGAGGACGATATCTGGCTCGACCCTCAGGGGCTGGCCGGGTTGATCGAGTGCGAGCTCGGACTGCGCATCCATCCGGCTGCTGCCGCATCGCTCTATCAGGTCCAGCGCGCCCGCTGGATCGGGTATCGGCCGGCGCAAGAGCACGCCGACGCCGTGCTGGATGCCCTGCTTGCCAGGGTACGCGAAGTGGTGTGCGACGAGGCCGCGCGGCTCATCGATGAGGAGAACCATCAGCCATGAACACAGATCACGCTTCCGCCTGGCCGACATGCCGCTCGCAGACTGACGCCGGCCTGCCCGACGGGCCGATCGACTCTGACGACACCAGCCTTGATCGGCTGGATATGTTCGCGCTCGGATGGGGCATCGGGCTGCTGCTCGGCCTCGTCCTGCCGGACCTGATCGTGCTCGCAGGGGATTTGCTGCCGTGAAGATGCACGGCGGTTCGTAAAAATTTGGAGGAGTGAGATGCTGACAGCAGAGCAACACGAAAACCGGGCGACCGGAATCGGCGGGTCGGATGCGGCGGCGGTGTGTGGGCTGAACCCCTACAAGTCCCCCGTGGACGTGTACCTGGAGAAGGTCGGCGCTGCCGCGCCCGTCGACGAGACTGAGCGCATGTTCTGGGGCAACAAGCTTGAGGACGTGGTGGCCGATGTCTACTCCGATCGCACTGGGCGCAAGGTGCGCCGAAGGAACCGGACGTGCAGGCATCGCCAGCACCCATTCATGCTCGGCCACATCGACCGTGATGTGGTCGGCGAGCGCCGCCTGCTCGAGTGCAAGACCGCCGACAAGTGGACGATCGGGCAATGGGGCGAGCCAGGCACCGACGAGGTGCCGGACTACTACCTCGTCCAGGTCGCGCACTACCTCGCGGTGCTCGATTACGACGTCGCCGATCTGGCGGTGCTGATCGGGGGCAATGACTTCCGGATCTACACCATCCCGCGCGACCGCGAGCTCGAGGCGAACCTGGTCGAGCGCGAGCACGATTTCTGGATGCGCCACGTCCTGCCCGAGGTTCCGCCGCCGCCGACCAGAGCCGCTGATCTGCGCGTGCTGTTCCCGCGCGATTCGGGGGGTAGCATCGTCGCTACGCCAGAGATCGCAGCGAAGTGCGCGCAGCTCAAGGCGCTGAGGAAGGCGCTCAAGCAGGGCGAAGCCGAAACAGAAGAGATGGCCCTCGAGATCCGCGCCTTCATGGGGCCAGCGGCGACGCTGCTTATCGATGCCGACGGCGCGCCGCTGGCGACGTGGTGCAATAACAAGGACGGCCGTCGGCTGAACGTGAAGGCGCTCGAGGCCGAGCTGCCCGACATCGCCTCCGCCTACTACGAAATCACCCCGGGCGCTCGCCCTTTACTGCTCAAATGAGGTATGCACTATGAACCAAGTCGCGACGATTGAGGCCTCTACCGCCCACGCTCCAGCCATGGGCGGGATCAATATCAGCACGCTGCTCATGGACCCAGCGCTGCTACAGCAACTCGATGCGCTGGCGTCCCGGATGGCCTCGGGGAAGGCCACGGTCCCCGATCACCTGCGCGGCAGCGTCGGCGACTGCTACGCCATCGTGCTCCAGGCGATCCAATGGCGAATGAACCCCTACGCAGTTGCGCAAAAAACCTACCTCATCAGCGGCAAGCTCGGCTACGAGGCGCAGCTTGTCAACGCGGTGATCACGTCTTTAGCACCCACGCAGGATCGACTGCATTTCGAGTGGTACGGCGACTGGCCGAAGATCCTAGGCAAGGTGAAGGTCATGCAGCGAGATGGCAAAACTTACCGCAATTCAGACTGGAAACCCGAGGACGAGGCGGGCCTGGGCGTGCGGACGTGGGCGACGCTGAAAGGGGAATCTGAGCCGCGGGTGCTTGAACTTTTGCTCACGCAGGCGTTGACCCGCAACTCAACCCTATGGGCGGACGACCCGCGCCAGCAGCTCGCCTACCTGGCCACGAAGCGGTGGGCGCGCCTGTACTGCCCTGATGTGATCCTTGGGGTGTATACCCCGGACGAGTTCGATCAGGTCTCGCCCGAGCGAGACATTACGCCACAGCCCGAACAGCGCCCAACGACCTCGCGCACCGCTGTCGTGCGTGAGAAGCTGCGCCCGACGAATCCGGAGCCGTCAGAACCAGTCACCTCCCCAGTGATCGAGGGCGTGGCGGAAACACTGGGGGACGCGCAATCCGATGTCGCGGACGAAGGCACCGAATGCGAGCGCCTGATCGAGCAGATCATGGAGTCGCGGTCACCGAGCGAGCTCAAGGCCATCGGCGAGCAGATCACCGTATGGCTGAGTGGCGGAGAAGACCGCAAGCCATACCGGGCCAGGCTGATGGCCACGTACTCCGCGCAACGCGCAACGCTGAAGCAGAACGAGGAACACCAGGACGAGGTGCGCATTGTGGCGGAGGATGAAATATGACATGGGTACTCCAGCCAATCGTAACCCGAGAAAGGGGACATACGTTGTTTGGTGCCCGGATCTGGGCCAGGAGCAGGAAGACGGCGCGACGGTTCCGGCAGCCGACCCCGCCGATGCGGCAGAAGGGTGGGCGGAATGGCACGACCGCAGCAGTGCAGAATATCGGATTGCCAGCGGGCGCGAGGAGATCGTGATAGTCCGCGACGTGGAGACCGGCGAGCAGCGCGAATGGATTGTGCGCGGCGAGGCGATGCCGTACTACACGGCGCGGATTGGTGAGTCGCCAGCGATCCGGGCGCAGGTGGTGCCTGGTCGATGGGAGGATGTGCCGCGACGTAGCGAGAGCGAGGCCAACGAATGAAATGGCAGCCGATTGAAACCGCGCCTACAGACGGTACTCGCATCTTGCTGCGCGGCAGGGGCGGCAAGATTGCGGATGGGCACTACGGACAGCCGGATGGGTTTGCGAACCCGAAGCGGTTTGTCTGGCCGTACATCAATGCGACACCGACACATTGGGCTCCGCTCGCGCTGATTGCTGCCGCGCCTGATCTGCTTTCTGCGCTTGTTGCCGCCGTAGAGCTGATCGAAACCATATCACCAATTGAGGGTGACACCGTTCGCCACGCCCGATCTGCGATAGCCAAGGCCGTGGGGCATAACAACCAAGCTCAGCCGCCGGAAGCCCGCAAGGGCTGACGGTCGGCTGGAGCGCAGAGTTAGCTGCTGGCTAGGAGCGCGATTGATGCAACGACAATCTCTGACTGCGATATGCCGCGCTCATCCGCGAGCTGCTGGATTGCCTCGATCGTGGAGACGGGGAGCCTGGCGGACCACGGCTTGCGTGGCTCGCCCGAGGCTAGTGGGCGACCAGCACCCACTAGCTCACCGTCGCCTATTTTCCCAGGTGGCGCTGCACCTTCTCGCGCTCGTCGCTGGACATTGCTGCCAGCTCTTTGGCCGGTACGGAATCGGCGCGCTTGACCCACACCTGATTGTGGACGCTCCAGTAGGTGACGGTGCCGTCGCGGTGGTACGTGGTCTTGATGCTCATGATGGTCTCCGGTGGCTGGATGAGGGCCGTTCCCTCATCACGGAAATAAGTCTAGACCTATTGCCTCATTGTGTCAAGACATATTTAGTGGCGCGGCTAACGCCAAGGGTAAGCGGCGGCGCTGTTTGCCGTCCGCTTGACCCGCTTGTTAGCCTATTTTTTATTATTTTGGAGGAACCATGACTGCTATATGCCTGAGAGAAGACAAAAAGCGCGGACTCGCTGTTGTGCTGCGTGGTGAAGGAATCTCACCGCTATGCCTGGTGAGGGCGGTTTATGACGGTGGCCTAAAATGCTGGAAACCTGATTATCCAGTAGGTTTACACCTGTCCGATTTTATGTCATGGCCGAAACGGGCTGACGCCTCTGATGCCGCAGGTAAGCTGCGGTGGAAGAAGAATATGGTGACGAACCTCGGAACTCGTTTCAGCCGTGGATATGGCCTCCGCTGGGATTTGCGCTATCCGTATTTCCTCGCGCCGAACTGGAGCGACGAAAAAGTTTCCTCAGTGATCTGTGCGCACATGGGCGAGGCTGAATTGATGTTGCGCGAAATTTACGATGAGCCGGTTTGTGCTGGCTAACGCCAGAAATCACGGGCTGCCGATAGGCAGTCCCGTGGATTGACGGGTTAGGTGACGGCGATGGCATACGCGAGGAAGGAAGATTACAAGAAGTGGTACATGGCGAACCGCGAGCGGTTGATTGCGAAAGCCCGTGCTGCTGAATTGGCGAACCCGGAGAAAGCGGCACAGAAGAAGCGCGAGTATCTGGAGCGCCACCCAGAGCGCAGAAAAGAAACATGCAGGCGATACGCGAATAAACCGGAAGCAAAGGCACGGAGCCGAGAGCTTGACGCAAAGCCGGAGCAGAGGGCAAAGGCGAAAGCATTGCGGGAGCACTACCGCGACACGCTACACGATTGTTTTGTGCGCCGATGCTTGGCGCAGCACTTGAAGATAAAAGGCAGCGAGATACCGCAGCCGTTGGTTGATGCACACCGAGAACTGATGAGATTGAAAAGGGCGATAAATGAAAAACTGTGACGAACTACGCGCCGAACTGGCGATGACGTTTGAACGACTGAAGTCCGGGGAGATAAAGCCCGGAGAGGCGGCAGAGCTTGCCAACTTGGCGGGCAAGATGATCGGCAGCGCCAAAGTGCAGGTGGAGTATTACGCGCTGCGCAAAGAGGCGCCGACCATCGCGTTTTTGCAGGCCGAGTGCTTGACGCCCCCGCAGCAGGTGATGAAGTGAATATCGTTGCGTGGCGCTACCGCCCGACGATGGGCGTGGACAA